ACCAAAAAGAAAAGCCCTTCCATATAGGAGGGGCTTTCTTGATTCTAGACTATTCAGCTATTAGATATCGTCAATCTCTGAAGCATCTGCTGTGATAGTTGCATCTACGAAGTTCGCAGGGATTTTCTCCTGTGCGCTGAACGTCAAAGAGTATCCGCTCATATCACCCATAGCAGCACCAGTAGCGATAGATCCACCTGTTACCTCAGCACCGTACTCCAAGCCCATCATAAACTTGTTGCCGTTGTTATCCTCTACGATAACGTGAGGACGAGCGTAAGCCAACAACTTAACCTCGTTGTGTGTTTGCTTAGATAGCTTCTTAAAGTTCAATGTCAATGTCTGCTCGTAGAATGTAGTACCATTGTCACGAGAAGATGTCACAGCTTGTTCAAAGCTAGACGTACCTCTTACATCAAACTTGAACCAAGTAGGTGTTCCACCGAATGAGTCGATAACATCCGTATCAGTAGCATCGTAAGTAATTGCTCCCAATGTGTCGAAGTCTGCAAAGTACACAGCGGTAATACCACCTACTACGTCCTTACAGGGTTCGTTTCTTCCTTTTGTTAATGTACAAGCCATTTGTTTATAGTATTAAAAAAGGGCAGACAAGCACTAGCCTACCTGCCCTCTATTGGTTATTATCTACCTAGTGTTTAGGTGTAGTATACGATGTCAGCACCGATACCGAACTGTACAGCAGCTGCGAAGCGCATAATGACACGAACATTCTTAGAGCCGTCTAAGTCCGCCATATCTAGTAGCTTCACTTCTTGCCAGTCAGCTAACAAAGAAGTACCGAAGAACAAGTTAGACTTCTGAGCCGCTACCATATCGTTGTCTGGCATACCAGAACATACGAACAATTTAACGCCATCAAAAGCTAGATCACCGCCATTGTACCAAGTAGTACCAGCGTTGTTCACACCATTAGCACCCAAGCCAGAAGCTCCGAAGCCACCCAAAGCACGAACATAAGCACGAGCGATGTTCTGAGAAACGTAGATGTACAAGTCTTCCTTACCGTATACTGAGCTAGGGATAGCATCTACTACCTTACCCAATTCGTCAATAACATTAGCAGCGGTAACTGTAGTACCTGTTACATCAATAACATCAGAGTCAGCAGCCAACAAAGCAGTAAAGCCATCGTACTCTCCTTCGTTAGCATCTGCACCTTGCCAGATGTTTGACTCGTTCTTCTCTGCAACCTTACCAGCAACGTAGCCAATTAGGTATTCTTGGAAACTAGCAGGAAGCGTATCGAAGGCTGAGTAGCCCATCTCAATCGCAGCCCAGTCCGACTCAAAATCTGACTTGCACAATTCCAGATTTACTTGTAACTGCTTGACGCTCAGGACTTTCTCTGCTAAAGTTAATGTAGAAGTATCAGAGAAGTCACAAGTAGCATCCTTAGTGATAGCATCAAGGTTTACAGTCTTAAGTACTTCTTTGAACTTTACGTTTGGTTTGATAGTGATACCACCGCCTTCGATGGTGTCTGCGCTCAAAAGAGCTGCGCTTACATACTTACCTGCAAACTCTCCAGCGTAAGTAGTAGTGATTGAAGTGGTTGTAGCCATTTTTCTTCTTTATTAAAATTATGATAATTTACTAAATACACGCCCCATTGTATTCTGAGGTGCTTTCTTTCCGTAGCGGTTCAACGCTACTTTGTTCTCTTTAGGTGCAGCTGTGAGCTTCTTAGCAGCAGCAGACATATCTACTTTTGCTTCTTCTTCCTCTTTGTTCTGGTACTCCTCGAACATACGCTTCATCTCTTCCACTTGTTCCTTTACTTCTTCTAGGGCAGGAGCAACTGCTTCAACAACAGCTTCTACGATCTGCTCTAGTTCTGGAGCTACCTCTTCTGGAGCTTCTACTACAATCTCCTCTTCAGCTAGTTCAGTCTGTGCTGGTTCTTCAGCAGGAGCTTCTTCAGCAGCCGCTTCACGAATCTCAGCAATGATACCTTCCTCTGTGATGATTAGCATACGACCATCTTCTAGCTCGTGGTCACCTACAGGAGCAGGTACTTTCTCGCCATCTTCACCGATTAGGAATACGTTCTGTCCAGCTTCAAAGGCTTCCGCCTCTAGCATTACACCGTTAGCAAGGCGCATACTAGCACCTTGTACTTCTGTGGCTTCTTCTCCGTTAGGAGCGAGAGCCATTTCGATTCTTTTGAATACTTCGTTTAAATTCATCTTCTTAAACTTTGTTAATTAAAAAACTATATATTGGATTTTTGGGTTACTTTCTACAGCTTATCTAGCTCCTTGAGTTTGCTTTCAGCCCAACTCTTGGCACTCTTACCACCCCATAGTAGGTAGGAGATGTACCCACACGAGGTCGTATCTCCCTCGTCATAGTACTCCTCTGCTCTACTTAGGTAGCTGTACATACGCTTGATGGTGTCTACAGATAGAGGCTGTCGCTTGGCTAGTTGTTGCGCTCGTATCTTACCCACCTCAGTAGCGCACTTGTTGCCTTGCTTCTCGTTGAGTTCGATACCTCTCTTGGCATTGTTAGATACTGACTGAGGGTAGTCTGTATATGATTCCATTTGCAGCTTCTTACCGCTCTTGTATCTCTTGTCATTCTTGAGTACTCCTTTAGCAACTCCTAGTAGGCACAATGCTAGTAGGTGCTCTCCTTCTTCTGCTTCGATTGCTGATAGCTCAGTCTCTACCTCTAGAGTAGTCTCACGCTGCATAAACCAGCCCTCTATAGAGAAGCCCTTGACCGTACCCTCCTTGACATAGTTCTCCCAGATGTCATCGTTATTGACCTTCATAGATACCATCCAAGTACCTACAGGATAGTCTAAGCCGTAGGCTTTGGACTTGTCGTTCTGTGAGTCCTCTATGATCCAACTCTCAACGACAGAGAGTCCCTCTAGTCGTGCCTCGTGTTCGTAGGTAGCGTTGTTCTGTTTGCCGTTCATAAGGTACAGCTCACTCGCTCTGCGTATGGTTTCCTTTGTGAAGAACACATAGTACTCCTCCTCACCATCTACTCGGTAGATAGGCTTGTCTGGTATCATAGCCGCACCCATCAAGATGCGCTTCTCGTTGCTCACTTCCTTGAACTCGAACTTATGCTCCTTGCTCATAGTGATGAAGTCCTCCTCTATAGCAGGATGCTCTACGATGCTGATAGCATCAATGCCGTGTAGGAACTTCTCCTCGTCTAGTACTAGTTCGTAAAATCTCATTATCCTATTGTTGCTGTTTCTCTTATTTTTCTATTCATCTTAGCCTGTGTCTGTACCTCTTGGCTAACTACATAGGCTTTGATAGGACTACCAGATAGGCTCTCTGCAATCTGGTTGCCCAAGTTAGGGGACTCGTTTAGACCGATGCCGCTATTCAGTCCTTGAGTGTCAAAGCTCAAGGTAGGTCTAAAGGCAGATGGTCTTGGTACTGAGGCTGCCCCGCCACCGCCACCTGCACCGCCACTAGGATTAAATTGCTGCTTACTGATGGTAAGTATCTGTGCCAACCCTTGCGCCCCTGCTATTGCTGCGTTAGCAAATCGAAAACTCTGTGTAGGGCTAGGGTCTTGAGTTTGAGCAAGTGCAGCAGTAACTGCCTGTGCTGTGTTTATTATTGCCTGACTAAGGGTAAGTGCCTTATTGATACGGAAGGCTGCCTTTGCCCTTTTTTCGTTACCCGATAGGGCGGCTTGGGCTAAATCGTTCGCTGCTCCTATACCTTGTTTTATTAGCTCTAGCTTTGTCTGAGCAAGTGCTTTATCTCGTTGCTCTTCTTCGTTTCTATACTTGTCTTGAATACCCTGTAGGTCTTTCTGCTTCTGCTCTTCTATAGTTTTCGCTATATCTGCATCGTCCTTGTAGAACTGCTCAAGCTCGTAGTACTTATCCTGTATAGCGTTCAGCTCCTGCTCTTGCGCTGTGAGTTGCTCTTGGTATAGGTCATCCAATGCTTGAGACATCTGCTCCATATGAGCTACATCTTCTGCCTCTTGCGCTTGTTTGATTGCTAACATCTTCGCAGCGTGTGCTTTTGCTTCAGCTTCAGTTTGCTCATTGGCTGTTTTCGCATCCGCATTAGCTTGGTCGGCTGCTGCTTGGTCGGCTTGTTGGTTTGCTAGTATATAACCAGCTCTTTGATTCTCAAGTTTCTGAAGTGCTTCCTCAGTCTCTTTTATGGTAGCATCTGCTTCCTCTGCAACAGCTTCGGGGTCAAATACAAAAGAGGCTACATATTCAGAGGCATCTCTTCTAGTAGTAAGTCCTTCCTCAATTATACCCAATGCCACTAAGCCCTCAGATGCCGCATCTATAACTGCTAATACAGCTGTAATTCCAAACATCACAAACTGAAGCCCATAAGACATATACTCTTGATTGCGTTTGGCAGCATCTATTTGAGATTGTCTAAGTACCTTCTCTTGCTCCAATACTGCTTTGGTTGCTAAAATAACTTCGTCCGTCTGTTGGATTTTGAGGTCTCGAATCTCACGCTCACTCTTGCCTTGTAGTTTTAGTATATTCTCGCTACCCTCAGTCGCAGTTAATATCTCCTGCGAAGCATCTCTAGTAGCTTCTGTATCAGATAGTAGGTTTTTCTGTTCCTCTGATACACCACTAACAGCAGCAAGAATGTCATCCCAATAGACCGCAATAGTACCAAGTGCTACAACGATAGCCCCAATACCTGTAGATATGAGGGCTGCTTTCATTCCATTAGCACCAGCGATAGCGGCACGGAATGAGGTGACAGCAGACTTACCCATTGATATTAAGCCTTGCCCTACATTCTTAACTCGTGTAGCTAGACCGCCTGTCGCTTCGTCAATGACCGCAGTAGCACCCTCTGCCCCAGCAGATAGGTTCTCAAACTTCCCAGCTGCATCATCTACAGCACCACCTACCTCGTCTATTGACTTGGTAGCATCTGTGGTATTTACTACTATTTCGACTTCTGTCTTAACCATTTGATCTGCTGTTTAGCTTCCTTCCAGTTCGTTATCATTTTATGCTTACCCTTAGCCACTAGCACGTCTTCGGTCAAGTGGTCAGCGTATGGTAGCTGCTCTATGATGAATTTCAAGTCCATTACTCTACAATTAAATAATCCCCATTCTCAGCCGTGAGATAGTTTCCGTTCTCGTCTAGTAGCTCGGCAAACTCCGTAGGGTTGAGGTATGTGCCTACATCGTTTAGCAGTTCAAGGTTCGCCTCCCTAGTGCGGAGGTTCACTTTGATCTGGTTAATGATGAAGCGGTAACCGTTCCATACTAGCCTGTCGTTCATCTTCAACTTGCATATCACTTCAAGAGGTAGGATAGCTCTGAAGCTATACACCCTCCTGCTGACTGAGTATAGGTTGGTGATATAGTTCTCCCA